GACGGCTGCGGCTGCGGCTGCGGCTGCGGCTGCGGCGACGGCTGCGGCGACGGCTGCGGCGACGGCTGCGGCGACGGCTACGGCGACGGCTACGGCGACGGAAGTTTTTAATTAAGGAGAATAATATGGCAGAACAGGAAACAGTAACGGTTTTTAACAAAAGCCGTCGTCCATGGGAATTAATCGCGTTTGACGGTACTAAGGCAACTATTAACCCCGGCGAATCAATGACGTGCCGGAAAGATTACGGGCAACGAATGGCAAAATTATATCCCCGTGAACTTACAACCAGTAATCCGACGGTTGTTGTGGATACAGAAGCATTGAAACGCCGTGAACAGTCAGTAAAAGACAAAGAAGCTGCACTGAAAGACAGGGAAACGCTGCTTGATGCGCGTGAAAAAGAGCTTGACAAACTGGAAAAAGAAATATCTGAACGGGAAGAGAACATTGCAGGTGTTTCTGATTCCGCGTCGAAAAAACACGCAGGACGTCCGCCGAAAACTGGTAATTAAATCGTAGCCCGTGATTGTACGGGCAAATATGGTTCAGTAGCGAAATTGAGAGTTTAATTTATGAAATGGTCAGAAAAAGATTTTAATATTCTTTTGGTATATTATCCTATTGGCGGGTATAAACTTGTCAATACACATCTTGATGTTAAAAGGACAAGAATATCAATTGTACGAAAAGCAATACACAGCAATGTTTGTATGGATGAAACAAACAAGCACGTCTTGTTTTCTGAACAAGGTAAAAAAACTTGCAAAAAAATACGCGGTGAAGATAATCCTAATTGGAAAAACGGAATATCAAAAGACAATTATCATTATAAAAAACTGCAAATGCAAAGATATCCAGAACATGTAAAGGCAAGGGAACTTGTAAACAGAGCGTTAAAATCAGGAAAAATATCTAAAATGCCTTGTGCAGTTTGTGGAAATAATAATGTTGTTGCGCATCATCCTGATTATTCAAAGCCATTAAATGTTATTTGGTTATGTAGAAAACATCACAGGGAATTACATGATGGTAAAATAAATTTATCATGTGCAGCTGTGCGATAAACAGCAACTTTCAAAGGGGGTTTCATGTCAATATATACGCCAACAGCAGCAACATTTAAAGCACTTTTTGACCGCGGACAATTCACATACGGCGATGATTTGCCCGCTGTCCGTGATTCTGACATAACAAAAGCAATCGCAGAGGCAGAGGCAATCTTTAACCAGAATATTTATCCTACGGACAAACCAGAAATAGGAACAAAAGCTGAACTGCACCTTACGGCGCATTTCCTGCAGTGTGACCTTGAAGCGGCTGATTCCGGCGGACAGGCAAAAAATCAGCAGGTTTCAAGAAGTGCCGACGGGATATCAGAATCGGTGAATATTCCAGACTGGATGAAGCAGGGAGATTTTGCCCTGTATTCAACAACGTATTACGGACAAAAATATTTGTTGCTTTCCCGCCCATATCTCGGCGGAGCTGTTTTCACAGTGGGAGGAGCGACACAATACTAATGAATAAAACCACAGATAAAAAATACGAAAAATTGATTGATAAAATATTAAAAACCTCAAAGATTGTTGACAATGAAACTGGGATTGAATTTAATGTAATTTCAAAAGTTATGTCATACAATCCTTTCCATATTTCTATAGAGATAGAACCAGTAATAAGGATTTGATTATGAATAACAAAATTGCAAAAAAACAGCGGAAAGAACAGTTAAAAGGCTATCGTGAAGCAGGGCAAATCTACTGGACGAACGACATGGAAAAAGCAATACGCAAAATCAGAAATGAAAAATACAGCTGGATGGCTGCAGCTATAGTTGAGGCTGTACTTTTGGCTGCATGTATGATATACCATTTTTATGGGTAAGTTCCAGTTTTCGGACGGACAGTCAGAAATACACGGCGATTTTTCTCAACTAGAAAACCTGATAAAGGAACTGAAAACAGATCACTCCGTTGACGTCGGAGTATTTGAAACTGCAAAAACTCCAGAAGGTAAACAGGTTGCAGAATACGGAGCGTACAACGAATTCGGAAGTATAACCGTCGCAGACCGGCCGCCAAAACGCTCTTTTATCCGTATGCCAATTGAAACGAAACAGAGTGAAATAAGTGCATATGTCGATAAACACGCGCAGGAACACATTGAAAAAGGCGATATAAAAGCAGTTTTCGAGGATATCGGGATTGCGTGCGAATCAAAAATACAGGAAGCGTTTGACACACGGGGATTCGGCGCATGGAAACCAAATGCAGGAAGCACCGTAAAACAAAAAGGAAGTGATGCACCTCTTATTGTTGACGGAACGCTGCGAAAAGCAATAACACACAGGACAAAATGAAATGAGTATGCCATATGTAGGACATGTCCTTAACGGATGGACGATGCCATATAAATGTTATTTTATCACCCAGACAATTAAAAATCACGTACCCGTAAATATTTCGCTGGTTAAAATACTGCGTCTGTGTTTGCAGCCGCTTACTCCGGAGGAAATACGACGAAAGCCTGAAAATGAACGGTCATGGAAATGGTATTCGGTCCTTGTCAAATCTTCAGAGAAAGAAATGAATACCGACGATTTATTATATGCTAAAGGGATTTTTTACCGGATAGATACAGTACAGCCATGGAACGATACGGGATACAGGCGGTATCATGCCACACAATACTACACAGGAAAAGGCCCCGTTTATTCTGTAATTTACAAACCTAATGGGGCAGATTCAGGAAATCCTCCGGATGAATATGCATATCAGAAAGGATATGTAGCAGTTATCGCAGGTAAAAACACTCTTTCACGAACTGATTATAATTTCACGGGATGGAATACCTCTTCAAATGGATCGGGTACGTCATATTCCGAAGACGATGAAATTGAAATCGGAACCTCAAATATCACATTATATGCACAGTGGAGCGAAGCTGTATGACAATAAAAGCTGTAATGATACTGCTCGGAGATATAATACAGAAATACATGTCACTCGAAGATGACCAGATTGTGTTATATTCGTCCGACTGGAAAATGCCGGACGACGACAGAATATATATAATCATTTCTTATTCCGGTACGTCACAAAATGTTTTGAACCTGAAAAGCGAATTTAATAGCGCGGATAATACCGAAACTATGAGTATGGCAGCTCATGAAAGATTTACTATCGATATCATGCAGAGCGGGGACGAAATTCTTGAAACAGTTCAGAAAATATTTTTTGCGCTTAAATGCCAGAATTCCATTTCTTTACAGGAAATAAATAATATTTCGATATGGCGGGAAGGGAAGGCAATCGATTTAACTGCTATTGAAGGCGCAGGAGCGTTGCGCAGATATCAGATTCCCGTTATAATTTCAAACGTACAAAGTAATAAATCGGCTGTAGATTACTTTGATAAATTTACACAGCCGCAAACACAAACGGAGGATTAAAAAGCATGGCAACATTATCGTTAGCTAATGTAATAACAGTAACGCTTTTATCGGCACTGTCAGGGATAGCAAACGCCAATACGTCAATTCTGGCGCTTATTACCCATGAAGCGCCTGTAGATTCCGGTTACGGAGATTACGGAATCTATTATGATTCTGCGTCTGTATCAACAGATTTCGGAAGTAATTCCGTTACGTATGAACTGGCTGAATTGATTTTTAGTCAGTCACCAAACATTTTATCTGGCGGTGGATATCTTGTAATCATCCCACTGAATCAAAGTGCATCGGCAACTGCTGCTACTATACTCGGTGATTCTGCTGTAGATTTAACTAAACTTACCGCAACGGATTATCACATAAAAGCTGCGGTTGACGGAGGATCTGCAACAGAAATAACAATTGGTGAACTTGACTTAACCAGTCTTGAAACAGCGGAAAGTTCCCTTAATGCCTATGCACTTGAAACAGCAGGACTTGTTTTTTCTCTTACGGGAGAACTTGGGGCTGCATCTGTCACGCTTTCATCTTTAACAACCGGGGCAAGTTCTGCAATTACATTATCTGATTCTGCATCCGGTACTGATATTGCTAAAAAACTTGGAATATCAGAAAAAACAGCAACCGGAGCAGCTGCAGGAGTTGAGAGAGTAAAAGATGCAATACTTCGTACATATGGATCAATAGATTATTTCGGAGTTATTCTGTCTGAAAAACAGACTGATGCAAACCTGCTAGAAATTGCAGCAACAATGCAGACTCTTGATAAAATGCTTGTCGTAGGCAGTAATCTTTCTGCTGATTTTACATCTGATACAGGCGTTTTTACAAAGATTACATCAAAAAGTTATACACATACTCGTTGCCTGTATCATTCTGTTTCGGCAGATGATGCTTTACAGTTTGCAGCCGGATATTCAGGCAGAGGATTTTGTATCAATTTTGACGGAACAAATACTGTACATACTATGCATTTGAAAGATATTACAGGATTAGCCGAAGATACCGGATTAACACAGACTTTGCTTACCAAAGCAAAAAATAACGGCGTTGACTGTTATGCTTCTCTTGGAAGTGCCGGCGGATCCGTGCAAAAAGTCTTTACATCAGGTGCTAATGGCTGGTTCGATTATATTTACACATCACTGGCGTTCAAATTGAGGATCATTACTGCCGGATTCAATGCCCTGGCAACGACAAATACAAAGCTCCCACAGACAGAAGAGGGCATGAATTCCCTTAAAAAGGCATATCGTGAAGTTTGTACACAGTTTGTTTCAAATGGGGCGTTTGCTCCGGGAACATGGAACAATTCGACTACATTCGGAAAACCGGAAGACCATATCAGAAATATTTCTGACGTAGGCTATTTTGTATATTCCGATCCGATAGCAAGCCAGAGTCAGGCTGTACGGGAAACAAGGAAGGCACCGTCTGTATATATTGCGGCGAAGGCGTCCGGCGCAATCCATTCAAGCGATGTAACTGTTTACATAGAACAATAGGGAGGTGAAAAAATATGGCAAGTGTAGCATTAACAGGAAATGATACAACAATACTGAATACCCGGATAATGACCGATTTTGCGGAAGGAGATTGTGTAAATTTTGAAGTCCCGAACAATCTCGTAGAAGTAAAGCCCGGGAAAAATGGAAACGCTATTTATGCATTGAATGCAGCCGGAGCACAGATAAATGTAACTATGCGCCTTATCGCAGGGAGCGCAGACGATAAATACATGAACTCTGAAATGAATACGTATAAAAATGACCCTCCGTCATATACGCTCATTGCGGCAGAGTTTGTAAAACGGGTAGGAGACGGAAGCGGAAATATCACAAATATTATTTATCAGCTTTCCGGGGGAGTTATTCAGAAATCCGTACCGACAAAAGAAAATGTGAATGGAGATACCGAACAGGCAGTTTCTGTTTATACTTTGGTATTCACGAACAGCAAGAGGGTATTGAGCTGATGAAAATATTCAACGGAAAAGAACTGGATATTACGCTTGGTTCTTTTCAAGAGGCAGACAATCTTTTTAAGGCTGTCTGCCGTGCCCTGAAAGGAAATAAAATTGATCTTCCTGACAGTCTTAAAAGCGATTTGTCAACAGGGCAGTTATCGGGAATTCTTGACATGCTCCTGTCGGTAATTTCTGACGATGAAATAGAATCCTGTATTTTTGAGTGTGCTAAACGGTGTGGAATAGGTCCGACTCACGAAAAAATAAACATTGAATATTTCGATATTTCCGAAAATAGGCAGGAATATATTCCGGTGATGCTTGAAATAGCAAAGGCAAATCTTGCCCCTTTTTTGAGCGGCATCACTTCATCATTAGGAGTACCGGACATACAGAAAATAATGTCAACACTCCAGAAACAGAAATCAACTATCCCGAAGAAAAAATGATTGCTCTGCGGCTTGCAAAAGAAGGATACTGGGGAGGAGATCCTGAACGCGTTCTAAACGGGCGCGTTGATTTAGTCCTTGAGGCCGCAGAGTACGAAGTTTTCATAAACAAATATATTGAAGCTGGTGCCGGAAGTTAGCCCTGTATAAACAGGGCTTTTTTTATTATTCCGGGTTGTTCGTTGAGCCTAAAAACTCTTCATTTCCTTCGTACGGGATGCAATATTCCCAACTGTCAGTCATACAACAATAACTGAATTCACTTCTGTTGATATGTCTTTCAAAAAAATCAGTACTCCAAATTTGATTGATTTTGTCTCTTACAAGCACTTTTTCAAACGGTTTGAATTCGTGCTCCGGTTCTTTGTATGGTTCTGCATGAGCAAATACACCTCCATCTGCTCTAAAAGGGAAGCCCAATAATTCAAAACCATAAACAACGCGCCTTACCTTATCGGCTTTTTGATTATTCCATACCCAACAGTCAACCGGTTCATCTCTTTTCATTGCGTCAAGCAACCATTCAGGACAATTCATATTAATACCTCTTGTATTACATTATAACATTGTAATGCACTCTGTCAAGATGCAATTGCAGATTCCGTGATAATTATATATAATACAGTTATGAATATTCTTGATTTGTTCGCACATATCGGATTAAAAGCCGATACCGGACCTGCAAACGAATTCCTCAAAACAATTACAGGGACTCAGGGACAACTGCTAAAGGTTGTTGCGAGTACTCTGTCTTTTGCAACTGCAATCAAAACGATGAATGCAGCTTTCAATGATGCTCTGGGACTTGCGAAGTTTGAGCAGAATACAGGAATGTCGTCGGAAGCTATGCAGCGGTGGACGCAGGTTGCAGATCAGGTAAATGGCGCCGGCGCGTCAGTAGCGGCAACTCTTGACGCAATAGCGGCAAATCAGGAAAAAATAAAATTCGGTGAAGGAAACATTTCCGGATACCAGCTTTTAGGCATAGACCCGAAACAGAATCCAATAGATATACTCGAACAAATAAGGACAAAATCTGCCGGACTGCCGAACGAAATGAGACGGAATATTGCTCAGGAATTCGGAGTTTCCCGTGATTTAGTCGCAACTCTCGAATTAACAAATGAGCAATTTGATAAAATGTCTCAAAATGCCTTCGTAATTCCAGAATCGTCTATACAGGGGCTTATGAAGGCACGCGCTGAACTTGTACAGCTTAAAAATCAGATAAAATTTACTCTCGATGAAGCTGTTGTGAAAGCATTACCGTTAATTGAAACCGTTGAAAAATGGATTATGAAAATAGTAACGGCGGTGAGCAATGCAGGAATAATGATTGACAGACTGGTTAAATATACAATCGGCTGGAAAAATGCAATTATCGGCCTTGTAGGCATTTTTGCGCTGCTTAATGCGTCTTTTCTTGCGTCTCCGATAGGACTTTTTACGATAGGTATTATTGCGCTGATTGCCGTCCTTGATGATTTATATGTGTATTCCTCCGGAAAAGGAAAAAGCATAATGGGATATATTGTCAATAAATTCCCTGCAATTGGAAAAGCATTTCAATGGTTGACCGATTTAGTACAGGGGCTTGTTGAAATATTGAAATTCATATTTACCGGAAATACAGATTCTTTAGATAAATTTATTGATAAATGGAGTAAATTAGGAGGAATTTTTACCGGAATTGCAAATGTAATTAAAACGATAAAAGATTTTTTTGCTGATGATAAAACTGGTAAAAAACAATCATGGCTTGATAATTTCAAAGCAATGCAAAGTACTATGTTTGATGTTATACTTAAATCAAATCCTGTTACAGCTCCTTTTGCATATATTAAAGATATTGCATCAAATTTATTTTCTGGAGGAGCAAAAAAAGACAGTAAATCTTCTTCTGGAAATTCAACATCTACTACAGAAAACAGTTATAATTTCACCGTTACTGTTTCCGGTGCCGATAATCCGGAATCAACGGGAGAAGCTGTAGCAAACCATGTACAGAAAAAACTTACCGGAGTTCAGACAAACAGGTCAGGGAGTAAAACAGAAAAATGAGCGCAAATCTTGACTTAGATACATATCTTTCCGCTGAAAATTCTGTTATAGTATCCTATCCGGGAGCACAGGGAATATCTGGATTTATTTTCGATATTCCTACAGGTGAACGGATAACACTTTCTTCTGATATTTCAGAACATTATACAGAAAATGGATCATATGTTAATGATCATATTGTAAATAAGCCTGTCGAAATTACCCTTGACGGATTTATTGGAGAGCTTGTATATACCAAACCGAAAAAAGGAAGTCTTGAATATACGGCGAATCAGATTACAGATGCATTGCAGTCTGTTGATGCATATACAGGGCTTGCCGGATACACAGCGGAAATGTCACAAAAGATAGCTGCCCTGGCTTCACAGGTTGCTTATGTTGCGAATCAGTACAACGCCATAAAAAAGAAAGCTACAAATCTACTCAATTATTTATCCGGAAGTGAATCGACAGAAACTCTGCAGCAGGCAGCTTATAAAAAACTTTACGGTTTTTGGAAATCGAAACAGACAGTTTCCGTACAGACTCCGTGGCAGTATTATGCAACAATGGCAATTGCAAGTATTGTCGCGTCCCGGGATGATAAATCAGATGATTATACCGATTTTTCTATTACGTTGAAGGAAATGCGGTTTGCCGATGTAGAAACAACGACGTTTGACCCGAAATCATTTTCCGCAGTTGACGCGCAGTCATCAGCAACTAAAAATATCGGGAAAGTTTCAGGAAGTACAACAGATCCAAATTCAGGATTATATGATGCTGCAACTGTATTTCACGGGGGGCAACTGTATTGACGCTTATTAATGGTATTACTGCATATCCAACACAGACTTTATCCGTTTCCGACCCGAACGGAAACGGGGATATCACATTTACATTATATTATCGAAGCAGAACAAGGGAATGGACGGCAGATATATCATTTGGAGATAATTTTACTGTCAACGGAATAAAACTCGTTGTTTCTCCAAATCTGCTTTACCAGTGGCATAATAATATTCCGTTTGGGCTGCTCATTCAAAGTAAAGACGGACTCGACCCTCTTTTTATTGATGATTTTATTTCCAACGGAAGAGTAAAAATGTTTCTGCTTACTAGTTCCGAAGTTGTTACAATGCAGAATCTTGTTATTTCCGGTGAGGTTATGGGATGAAATTCCTTAGAAATTATCAGATTACAATAACTTCCCCTGCAGGATATACGGTAAAAATAGAACCGCCGTTTTCTGCCGATATACAGGTAGACAGGTCCATGCGTGCGTCAATGAATAACTGTGATATTACCCTTTATAATCTTGCTCCATCGACGAGGGCTGTAATTTATAAAGACAAATACACATGGACGCAGTACTGGCAGATGTCAGTTATGGCCGGATACGAAAATAATCTGTTTCAAATATTTCTTGGCAACATAACCGAAGCGTATTCCTATAAGCAGAATACCGACTGGATAACAAAAATTGTTGCCTATGACGGAAGTTATCAGATTAATAACGGTTTTATTGCACAGTCTTTTTCATCCGGGACGAATATAAAAGATATCATAAAACAGGGCGTTACTTCACTTCCAAAAATGCTTTTCGGAAGTATGGGAAGTGCAACTGATGGAACACTTTCACGCGGATTTGTTGCTCTGGGCAATCCATTTGAGAGCATAAATACGCTGACAAATAACGAAGCGTTTGTTGATGAAGAAACGCTTCATGTATTAGGAAATACCGAAGTATTGAAAGGTGACGTTTTTTTGCTTGACGGGAATAATATTTTTGAAACTCCGCGCCGGCGCGATGCATATCTTGAAATAACAACTATTTTTTCGCCTGAAATAAAAATTGCGCGTATCGGGCAGATTAAAAGTGCCGATACGCGCTATAATGGACAATATCAGATATGGGGAGTTAAGCATACTCTGTCCGTCCGTGGAGACAGCGCAGGAGACGCTACAACGGAACTATCGTTAAATGCAGGCGCTAAAGTTTTTTCGGAGGTATCATAAAATATGGACATAGATGTAAGCAATGAATTACCTCCAGACCTTAATACAACGCTTGATAATTTGAAAAAAGAAATATTTTCAACATTGAATTGCATTCAAATCGGAAAAATCAACTCGATAAAATCAGACGAAGGGACGGTTGAAGTAGAATTACAGATAAAAAGGCTTGCAGTAGACGGGACGAGCACAACAATACCAGTCCTCACAGACTGCCCGTATTTCGTCCTGCAGGGCGGAGGAGCATATATTGATATGCCGATAACTGCAGGAGATTACTGCATCGTACTTTTCAATGACAGAGATATTGATAACTGGTGGAGCACAGGAAACCAGTCAACTCCGAATACAAATCGGAAACATCATTTATCAGACGGATTAGCACTTATTGGAATAACACCAAAACAAAATGCTCTGGAAATGAACGGTTCAACAATCGGTATAAGAGGTGTGAATAAAAAAATAAATATAGATAATAATTCAGAAAAATTTGATACATGGATTTCTGATTTCATTGATGCAATTGTGGCAATAAAAACATTTGGCTCGCCTGCAACGCATTCTCTTGAACCATCTACAATACAGGCGTTAAATACATTAAAAACACGTGCTCTTAATCTTTTTGGAGGTTCTTAAAATGGCAGTAGTACAGGCGACAATAAAAGCAGCTTTAGATAATCTTTCTGCAGAAATGGAAGAAAGTCCAATGACTGATTCTGATTATGATAATGCTCTTGCAGGAATAATAAGAGATGCCATATTATCAGCTACAGTAACAACCCCTGCTGGAGTTGCTGTACAGGTATCAGTATCATCCGGGACAGGCGATACAACCGAAGCAGGAATAGGAACAGTATCATGATTGTACGCGGACTTGATGTAAACAATGATTGGACTTTTGGATCAGGAAAACAGAATTATTTATCTGATGCCGATGCAGTAAAACAGTGTATAATGACAAGACTTAAATCATGGAAAGGAAATTGTTTTTTTGATACAGATGCAGGTGTGGACTGGAATAATTATCTGGACCTCGGCACAAAAACGCTGCTTGATCTGGATATAAAAAGAGTTATCCTAGGAACTGATAAAGTATTGAAAATAAGCTCGTATAATAGTACACTTGATACCGAAAACAGGAAATTAACAGTGAGTGCAAAAGTAGAAACTTTTTACGGCACTTTAACAATTAACGAGGCTGTATGAGTGACACACTGGATGAAGATGGGTTGACACTTGAAACTCTGACAGAATTAAAATCGGATCTTGTAACGGATTTTAAAAATATTTATGGCAGCGATATTAATGTCGATTCCGACACTCCCGATGGACAATTAATAGGAATTATTGCACAGATAGCAACGGATATAAGAGAGATAATCTCAAATATATATAATTCTATGGATCCTGATACTGCATCAGGATCAACGCTTGATCAGAGATGTGCAATAAATGGGATACAGCGGAAAAGCGGAACATTTACGATCGTTCCTATTACCGTAGCAACTACAAAAAACGCATTCCTTATAGGACTCGACGACAGTTCAGAATCAGTTGATGATATCCCGTCAGGAATATTCACTATTAAAGATGATTCCGGTAATTTGTTTTATTTACTTGCGTCAATTACAACAGAAATAGGTTCTCAAACATTATCTTTCCGTGCAGCTGATATAGGTAATGTGTCCGTAACTGCAGGAACAATAACAACTATAGTAACCGTAACCGCAGGAATATCGTCTGTTATAAATGACTCGAGCGTTACCCAACAGGGGGTAGACGAAGAAACAGACGCAAATCTACGCGTTAGGAGACAGCTGGCCATTGGGAAAACAAGTCAGGGATATACAGATTCTATTGCAACTACTATTTCAGAACTTGATGATGTAGAATCTGTAATTGTAAATGAAAATGATACAGATACAGAGGATGCAAATGGTATCCCTGCTCACTCTATATGGATAGTTGTGCAGGGAGGAAGTGATGATGATATAGCTGCGGCTATTTATGCAAAACGTCCTGCTGGTGTAGGCATGAAAGGCGATGAAGAAGTTTATATAGAAAGAGCAGATACTTCGGAAGTGGTCATGTATTTTGACAGACCTACAGATGTTCCTTTATATATTAAATTTACATTGGCATCATCAAGCTCAGGAACAATTGATACGGATATAATTAAAACTGATATTGTAAACAATGTGTTATATGATATTGGAGACAGTGCCACAACAGACACGATTATAACATATTTAAAAACACTTTCAAATAAATATATTATAACAGAATGTCGCGTGTCTACGGACAATACTAACTGGTATGAAACAATTACAGCTCCATCTTTAAAAGATAGATTTACATTGAGCACCGCAAATATTGAGATAACTACATGAGCGAAAATTCAAACTTGATTGAATATTATAAAAATTTACTCATTCTGCAATATTCAGGATTAACAAAAGCATCTGCAACAATACAGGCGATAGCAGAAAAAATTATCCTGTATGATTTACTTGTTTCTATCCGGGATGGTTTTAACATTGATACAGCTGTAGGCAAACAGCTTGATATACTTGGAAAATATACAGGCGTGTCAAGAGAATTGTACAGCTCTTTATCTGATGAAGATTACAGATTCCTTATAAAAATGGCAATTGTAAAAAATTCAACGAACGGATCATTAAAAGAAATTGATGATCTTTTTACATTGTTTTTTGATTCTCAAATAATTGTTTTTGACAATCAGGACATGTCTATAACGATAACATATGATCCTGCTATTTCATCAATTATTACTGTTGCAAAAACAAATAGGATCATCCCCAAGCCGGCAGGAATAAAAATTATATTAACTCCATTTTCTGATGTCGTTAATAGTGTATGGTATACAAAAATTACAACCAACAATAGTGATCTGATTATAACATATGATTCTGAAATTATGATTATTACCGGTACAGATATTTATTATGGTTTATTTGTAATAGGGACTGGATCTGATAATGGAGTTATAAGTACAGGCACAGGAAATGATGTAATAGGCACTAATGATCAAACAGCATATATTGTATACTGAATATAGAAGGAGAAAACAGGCATGAGCGTAATAAAAAAAATAAATATCAATGGCGTTGCTTATGATATAAATGCACAGAATCTAACCGATGAAGATGTGACAATACCCGGAAATAAATATTTTTCAAATATTCCAAAATTCCCAACAATAGCAAGCGTATCTGACTCGTCATCAAGCGCCGCTAATTCTGCATTTGTGCAGGCGGTTGTGCAGGCGGCAGCTGCACTAAAATTAAGCATTTCGGCTTTAGGTACAAATTGGCAAACGGCATTGGCAGAAGCTCTCGCCAATGCACATGTACCATCATCTCCATCAGCTCTTGCAATATCTGCTTCGGAATCAGTGGCACTTGCTCAAGCCGTTGACATAACACCGACAAGTGGCAGCACTAAACATATAACCAGCGGAGGGGTATATGATGCTATATACATCTCCGCTGCCGGGCCATGTGTAGGATATGTAGCTGGAAGTGCCAATGGGATACCATATAAGCATGGATTTGTTCGTAACTGGGATACTAACACAGGTGCAGATATATATAATGCGTTATCAGCCGCATTACCTGTTAATGAAGATTGGTGTTCACTGTCAGGGATGTTCAGTGATTCTTCTGTCAATGTTTACATAGTGAGTCAGGCACATAGAGCTAACAGCACAACAATAGCTATTACAGCAACGCAAGTAAAAGCGGGATCTACTGATTCTACCTCAACATATAGCTTTACCGCTAGTACCAGCTCTACAGTAACTAATTTTTCTCATTTATCTTGGTGATAATAAAAAACCGGAGTTCATCACTCCGGTTTTTATGCTATGCAGATGTTGAATCTGAATCCGTTACGAACTTCGAACAGATTGTAAGGAAGGCCGTAACCCCGATACCGATACACGATACGATAATGGTCGCTTTTGAAGCGCTTATTACGCTGGTTGCACCAAGATATACAAGTACGGCATCAACTCCGGTTTGGACTCCGCCTGTAATACCGGAAATAAGTGTATACACTTTCTGCTTCATATCTAATTTTCTCCTTCCGACTTATGCGGAATAATTTATTTTTTAACGGTTTCTGCCGCTAAATTACGATTAAGTATATCTACTAATTTTTTGCATGACAAGCAGTATTTTTCCAAATCGGAAATATAGTTGTCCTGATAAGTGATATATTCGTTAAGTCCCTGCCAAGACGATACGTCAACATTTTTTATTCGACGTTCCGGCATCGTTGGTAATGTCAGAAGTGCTGCTTTTATTTCAGTTTTATTTATCTGCTTTGTTGTTGTGCATCCCACCAGCAAGCTCATTGTTATGAGCAATAATATCAGCAATATGTTTTTTTGCATCTTCATTATCTGCTTTTCCGGCCTCCTCTTCCGTTTTTATATGGTTTACGATGTCTACGGTGTGTTCGTCGTAATATTTTTTGAGCACAGAGATATTTCCAGCTTGCGTACTGATTACTTTTTTATCGGTAAAATGCTGTTTTATCAAAAAAACAATAAAAAAGCACTCTAAAACTGATACGCAAATAAAAATAACAAGCGTTACGATCATTGTTTTGTGTCCCCGAATCTGATGTCTTTTATTTTATCCATAATGATGGAAAAATAAACCGGTGTAAAACAGGCTGCTTCGCCGCAACCTGAAAAAATAATGTCGCTTATGCTTACGTTTTGAAGTCCACCGGAAATGAACTTCCCTGCGCTCCATCCTGCAACCCATACGGCTGCAATTATCTGACCCAAAAGACTTGCATCTTTTCCCTTGATATCCATTTAAGCGACCTCCATTGTTATGATACGGTACGGTGGATCATACGGATTTGATGTATCTATTTTACCGCTGGTTATGCAGACAGATACGTCAAGCGGATTGTATGTAACCTGTCCGTCAATCATACCGACAAAATGATTATAACCGTTGTTTGTCCATTTTGCAACATATTTTGCGCCTTTAGCAGGAGGAGCAAACGACTTGGTCACATTTGCCCGTACTCCAAAGTGAGCATAAACTTTTACCGCATCAAGGACGGTACAGTCTTTGTCGATTGCCCCTTTCCCGACAAGCTTGTCAAAGTCTGTAATCAATGATTCCTCTGGAATCCTTGCACACCATAAATAACAGAACGCAAGGCATCCATATTCTCCGATTGTTTTGCATTTAGACTGTATATTCATTTGCAATACCTCACTTTTTTATCGTTGCATAGTAATCCATTGCGGTCTTATAGTAAGTCATTACCATTGCTGTTTTATATTTATCAGGCAGATCACTCCAGTTTTCATCGATCTCTCTTAAGTCAGCAGTTTTTATATCAAGCCTGTCTTTGTTATATTTCTCATACTGCTTTTCCAGCAATTTAATAAACGCCTTGCATTCCTTATCGTCTTTTTTTGCTGTCCAGTCATTTGTAGCAGTCACCTTTTTATCAAGAGCGTCAAGACGTTCATTCATCGCATTAAACTTTGGAGTCAAATATTGATCCGCAAGCTGCCCGACGATTTCTTTTGCAACCTGCGTTTTTGTCTTTGATCCGTCAACATCTGACAAACTCAATTTAATAGTTGTAAATGATGTTAAAAACACCAATCCAAAGATTGCTATTATTACCGAAACTCCAGCAATAATTTTGTTTCGAAATGATTTCATTATCCATACTCCTATTTTTCCCATATTATTATATCCTCCTTAATCCAAAATGAATGTTATTCCGCCGTAAAAGCTGCATCCTGATGCAGCATATGATACATTTTATCTATGCGCTGGGTAAGTAAAAAGCACCGCCACCATACACACCGATTACCGACGATATGCCCGTTCCTATTGCTATTCCATCATTTGGATACACTAATACATCCGCAGTCGAACTGCCATGGACAATCTTGACGTTAAAAGACATGTTGTATCGGATAGTGGGTGTATCCACTGCTACTACACCTCGAAGATTGTTTGTTGCAAATGTCGTAGGAAGTCCTGATATAGATGCAATCACAGCTGCCTCAGCAAGAGTATAACTTGTCGCTGTTCTATTGATAAACTGCAAAAATAATATATTCCCCACAAGATAAGCATAGGCGTTATTATAGTATTCCGTCGCAAAATTATAAGTTATCGTCAGTTGTGTTACAGCCGTAGCAGTCTGCAGCGAGGCAATATTTGTGGTCCCTAATACAAGCGGGACCCACGTAACAGTTCCGGCAGTCGCAATATACCCGAAATAAACATATCCCCCTGTCCTGAAAGCCAGATACCTTGCCCCTGTTGCGGAATACCCACCACCAATGCAGGATATATAGTATGCATTTGCATCAGGCACATTTGTTGCAGTTGAACCGAAAACGGCAAAATCTCCTACATGCGGTAGCGATGTTATCACATCCGTATTTAGTGCCGACAATGCTGCAGTATTTGCCACAATTCCCCGGTTAAGACCTGCATAATATTTTTTTAGGACTGATGATGCAGTAGACCAGAATATTCCCAGATCAGACGCCGAAGGAAGCCCGAAATCAAGAGCACTGATATATTTTATATTATCAGTCGTTAAATTTTCAGCCATGTTTTACTTCCTTGTTCTGAATATTTATGTCGGAAATTATCTTTTTAAGATATTCAATGACTAACGTATTCAAACTGTCTGCTATACCTTTTTCTTCTTCCGTGCATCCGTCTTTATCATATAAAACGGATGTATTAATATCAGCAAAGGTTTCAACATCTTTTTTCGCTTTAATTGTTACCTGTAATTGTACCATATACGTGTATTTTACAAGTCTTTATTAAATACGTCAATGCTGTAAAAAATGTATTGCATTGATTATAACATTGTGATACAATGCAATAACAGGAGGCTAAGAAAAAGCATGAAAAAAGAAAATGAAGAAAAGATGTATGTCAGAATTGATATACTGTGCACGGAATCGTTCAAAAAAGAGTATTTCGCGAATATCAAAGAAGGAAATAAATCCGACCATATCCGCGAACTGATGGAAAAAGACAACGATGCATTATCGAAGTCAAAATAAGTATCATGCCGTCAAGACGAAAATCGACGGCGTGATATATGACAGCAGAAAAGAGGCAGCACGGGCGTGTGAACTCATGATGATGGAAAAAGCAGGCGTAATATCTGACCTGAAATTTCAGGTGCCGTTTTTGCTTCAGACGGCATTTATCCACGATGATAAAAAGTACCGTAAAATAGAATATTTTGCAGACGCAACATACTATGAAAACGGGCAATATATCGTTGAGGACACAAAAAGCCCTGCTACCAAAAAGAACAAAGAATACCGGATAAAGAAAAAACTGCTTCTTTTCCAGTATCCTGATATCACTTTCAGGGAGAACTTATAATGGAGGATGAAAGAAGTAAAAAAGAAATTTGTCCTGAAACGGGTAAAACATGTTATTCCGAACGCGGCGCAAACGAAATTATAAATAAATGCCGTCGGGGAATGACATATATTGAAAGCGGGCATACGGTAAAAAGGAAGTATGGCGCAAAAAATATACCTAAAAGGAAATATTTTTGTACCTACTGTGGTGCTTATCATCTAACACATTTGCCATATTATAAGGAGAAAAAAGAACATGAGTAATCCATTCGGAGAAATAGAAACAGTAAAGCAACCTGGTATGATTGCAGAACAGGCACGGTCGATAACAGAAGTACAAGCACAGGTTGTACTTGCTCGTCAATTTCCGCGTGACCCATTGCTTGCAACAGATAAAATTTTAAAAGAATGCCGGCGCGTGTCTCTCGCCGAACAGGCAATCTACAGCTATCCAAAAGGTGGGCAGCAGATAACAGGACCATCCATCCGGCTTGCGGAAGCAATTATACGGTCGTGGGGAAATTGTCTTGCCGGACTCACAGAAGTTGACAGAAATAAAGAGTCATCATCCATGCTGGCGTATGCATGGGATTTAGAGACGAACACCATGATTCGGAAAGAATTTAAAGTACCTCATTCGAGAGATACAAAAAAGGGGAAACAAATTCTTACCGACGACAGGGATATTTATGAAATGACTGCAAATCAGGGAGCAAGGAGAATGCGAGCATGTATTCTTGGTCTTATCCCCGGGGATGTAGTTGATGCCGCTATGGAAGAATGCAATAAAACATTGACAGCCAATGTTGGAAGTGTTCAGGATGCAATAAAAAATATGCTGTTGGTATTTGAAAAAATCGGCGTTACAAAGCAGATGATTGAAAAACGGCTGCAGCACAGAATTGAATCAACACAGGCTGCTGAAATTGTTTCTTTGCGCGGTGTGTACAATTCAATACGTGATCACATGGGTTCTATCGATGATTATTTTGAAAAAGAAAAAGAACCTGAAAGCGTCGTAAAGACGGCAGAAAAATCTTCTGAACCGTCGGCAGAAAACGCGCTCAACGACGGATTTTCCCTCGAAACACCTCTTTCTGTTAAGGAAATGATTGTGAAACTGGAAGAATATTCAAGAGACGAAACATTACCGCAGATAGCATTGAGAGAAATACAGGATATTCTTGAATCCGGAGAGGAAGATCCAGAAAAACTTGATGCATTATTGAACAAAATCAAAACAGCTAAAAAATAAAATGCATTATCCCCGTTAATTCGGGGATATTTTTAACACTTTGCTGTTGACAAAACAATGCAATGTATTATAATACTTGATATGGAGGTTATGAATGAACGAAATGACAAAATCATCTGCCAAAGAGCAGGAATCGGAACAGGCGGCAGCTCTGCTTAAAACACAGGCTGACACAGTTATAGTATCGAACAAAGAAGAGTATGACGCTGCTCTTGCCGTTGACAAAAAGGCACGGGAAGCGAAAAGAGCTTTTCACGAATGGTTTGACCCGATTGATGATGCGAGCAAAAAGCAGCGCGCGACAACAATTGCGCAGGGGAAAAAGATTGATGAACCACTTGATTATGTGGTTAAAACCATAAGCCGGAAAACATCGGCATGGTACTCCGCTGAACAGGCGCGGATCAGAGCAGAACAAAAAGCGGCAGAAGATGCAGCGCGCAAAGCGGCAGAGGATGCGGCACTGATGGCAGCAGAGCTGCTTGAAAAATCGGGAATGACCGCTGCTGCCGATGCGATTCTTGAAACTCCGGTCGCAGTACCGAAAGTTGAAGTTCCTGTTTTCGATAAACCGGAAGGAATTTCATATAGGACACAATATTCTGCGGAGGTTATTTCCATGCCTGACCTGATTCGGGCAGTATTCGAGGGCAAGGCATCTTCGGCATATCTCATGCCTAATATGACTGCGCTTAATTCATGGGCACGCGGTACAAAAGGGGCCGACAGTATCCCCGGCGTAAAAGTTGTAAAAGAAACTTTGCAAGCGAGGAAAATATGAAAAAGGAAGATTGTGAAAAAGGTCAGAAAATTCTTGATAAAATAAAATCAGTATCGAATGAACTTTCCGACATGAAAGATTATAAAAAAACGTCAACAAAATTTAATATCAGTTTTAATAATAAATTTGCTGATATTGATCAAGTTACATTCAACACGGTAATGACGATAATGATTTCTTTCAAAGAATCAGAATTAGAAAAGCTCCAAAAAGAATTTGACGAACTGTAATAAAAATCCTGCCAGAAATGGCAGGTAAGGTTTTTTATGAACGAAAACAAAATCATTGCCTTGTCAACCAATTCCGAAAATATAGGCAAGAAAAAAGGACTTTTACTTCAGGCGGCAGCACGGTGCCGTCATAACGGTAAATGCGAAATGTGCGCATTGTGGATTTCAATGTACAAAAAAATGGTAGCAAAGTATGAACGTTAAATTCAATCCGGAACGTCACGAATATTCTGTTACAGACAGGATTATCCCGTCAGTAACTCAAATATTGAAAAATGCCGGATATATTGACGACAGATATTTTACAGCAGAGTCCCGTGACCGGGGGACTGCGGTACACGAACTGTGCAGACGATACACAGACGGTATCCGAATAGACAAAACAGGACGAAGCCTTGAGTCGCTGGAATATGTCAATGCATTTGCAAAGTGGATGCAGGAAAAACATGTGTATGTTATTCTGTCAGAAACAATTGTGTACGGAAATATTGACGGCCACGAATATGCAGGTAAATTTGATATTCTTGCAGAAATAAATGGTAAGCGCGTCCTAGTTGACCTGAAAACAGGTGGAAAAATAAAATGGCATTTGATGCAGCTTGCGGCATATGCTATCGGATTTCTTCCTGATGGAAAAAGGACAAATCCTGACAGACTTATGGATCTGTATGTAATCCCAGACGGAAAATACAGGGAATCGTATATCAATCCCGTCGAACTGCCTGAACAAATAAATCTGTTCAAAGATGCACTTTGCTGTTGACAAAACAATGCAATGTATTATAATACTGGCATGGAGGTTGTAAATGGAAAGAATGACGGAAATAGAAACCTTGCAGAAAATGATTAATAATCCAAGGTGCAGTTGTGAAAAAATAATGTGTGACGAATGTTTTTATGGTGATAAAAAATTATGCCCTGCAAAAAAAGAAATACAAGATCGTTATGAAAAAATACAAATGGGTATTTATCTTCAAGATGAAAATGATCTTTATAATGTCATTCATAAATTCATTTCAGAAATAAGACGTATGAACGAAAGATTGGCAGAAATGGAAGAAATCTGTCGTAAAACCACAGAAAAGTTTCAATGGATTAAAAATGCTTAAATTTGATACTATAATTGAGAGCATAACGATATGTCCTTATAGAAAATTTGATAAATATAATAATTTTATCATGGTTGGCAGTATAGAATGTTCTCATTGCCTTTGTTATAAGGGCATAGGAGCATGTCACAATACAATAATCTGTGAAGCGGAGGAAAACAATGTCAATGTCAAAAAAGGCTAAAGAACCGTGGGAAATTGGAACAAGAACAATAGACATGTCTTGTGATTTTACAACAGTACAGACAAGTGGAAAATCACAAGATACGGAATATGATTTTATCCCGAAGCATAAAAAGTGCATCATGCTTGTTGAAAAAGGCGTAAATCATCTTACGGAGCACGAGTTTCAAGATTGCTTGTATCTGTCTGCATCGGCTCCGGCGATGTATCAATTTTTACAGAAAATGTATCTGTCTGAAACAGACGCAGACAAAGCAACTAAGATTCGCGCCGTGTTGAGAGCGGCAAGGGGAAGAAAATGAAAAAGTACGTAGAAAAACAGGAAGAAACAACGAATATTCTCTCTGATTGGGTAGGGATAATCCTTGACGACGGAACCATCGGAGTTGTATTGCGTATCAGCAAATTTGCATATCACATTATATGTAACACCTGCGCTAATTCTCACGCCAACACAATCTGCGGGAACAAAGAATGCGACGGGTTAAGTGTTAAAGATACCATTAACAAATGGAAGGCTGAGACAAGTGCGGTTGCAATCAAAAACATTTACTGTTTCGACTCCTTTAAGGAGATGATGCAGTGGTTCACCGATGGAATAAAAGAGTAAGGAGACAAACATGAAAGGATACGATGATTTTTTTGTTGTAGAAAAAGAACAGATGCCACTTTATTTTTCTGACTTCAAATTTCTGACAAATGCAATCAGCAGGGACGAAATCAGATATTTTATGACATTTGTTTTATGCGAAAAAGAAAATGACCATCTTGTTATGGCCGCAACTGATGGACGCCGAATACATTTACTGCGGCCTGTAAATGAAGATGATTTCGGCATAAAAGAGGGAACCTATAAAGTACTTGTCAATACTGCAAAAGAAATAATTTTTGCACATTGTGATGATAATTCCGGAATTATTAATCATGGCAAGTTTCCGAATTATAAAAAAGTTGTTCCGGAAGGAACTATTCGCGATAAGCTCGAAGATATTTCTTTCAACAAATCAAAAAATTATGATATGCGTAATATTATTGCTTTTTCTAAAAAACTTGATGATGATTCTCTGTTTAATATTAATTATTTAACAGATTTGGCACCGTTCAGCTGGGATGTCTATTTTTATGAAAAAAAATCAGGAGCAGTTAACTTTATCAGCGGAAACAAACAGGCAGTAATCATGCCGACGTGCGAGAGGTGACAACAAAAAGCCCGGACTTTTCATCCGGGCTTTATCATTAAGTCGTCGGTGTCAAATCGCAGTAAAGCATTTCACGCGGGCGGGCAACCATTACACCGGATGTCTGACCATAAGCAAGCTGTTCGAAATCGAATCCGTTAAGTGTGTACGCCTGATTCATTGTAAAGTCAACAGGAATAGACATTTTGAGCGTTTCGGGATCATTACGGTATAAAACGTATCTGTCCTTTCCTTCGGGATTGTACGCGCTCTGACAATAAACCATCGGCACAATCTTGATTTCCTTACCTGCCTGATCCTTGAAAACCTGTTCAAGATATGCTTTTTTTGTGATATTCGGATACAGAGAGCTTGCAGCAGAACCAAATCCGAGATAATCGGCAGCCGGTATCATGAACACATCCGGGAACATACGGGTGTAGTTCGTATTCAGGGCATATGTAGAAAGTACTGCACCTACAAATGTCTGGAATTCCGTGTCATCCATCGCGCTGATTTTCTTAGGAATCAGTGTCGTATTGATAGTTACATCAGAATTTGTGAGAAGCCCTGTCAGACTGGTATCAATATTCAGCCCGTTAAAAGATGCTGCCTGAATGCCGAGGTCCCAGTTCTTTTTGAGCGACGCCATTTTTCCTTCGACAACATCCCAGTTTCCGACGTTTGCGGCCTCTGCAATCTCCGCAATGTTCCACGTACATTTTTTGCGCCATGTCTTGACTGGCATACGGATCTGTCCGAGAGCGACACTTGTCTGCGGAATACGGGAACCGCCCTGATTTACAAAGCCGTCCTCAAAATTGCCGCCTTCCTGAAATTCAAGGTTCTGGACAATTTCACTTTTCCATGCGGCTTCTCCGACATCAACGGGCATGTAATCGCCCGGCATGATTTCAAAAAAAATCTGTTTGATAACTTTTGCGCGGATATAACTCATTGAATCAATAAGAAATTTGAATCCGCTGCTTGTGATATCAACGTCACCTGCGGAATTGAACAGTCTCATTCCGCGAATTGTCTGTTTAGCCATGTTCTGTTTGTTCTCCTTTTTTATGCGCCGGCGGTTACTGCGTCAGATTCCACCATGACGCGCACAATGTCACCCTGGACCGCTTTATCAAGCAGGTAGCCCAGATAGGCTTTTGTTCCAACCGCCTGCACGCTTCCCGGGGTCCCGTACACGCCGGAAACTTTCGCTCCGCGATTCAGTGCAGCTGATGCAACGAGGTTGATAACGGCATCTTTTACCGCAATCTCTACAATTTCGCCCGGCTTGAATTCAGCCTGTTTCAGGTTACGTTTTACGACGCCGAAAATAGTATCAGTATCGGCAGTGCGCTTTGTGATAATCGGAGGACCGACAAGATCACTTGTTCCGAGATCGGTAAGTTTTACCGTCTCTCCGGCAATCAGCCTGTTTGTGCTGGTATCGTCGGGATTATATCGGCAGGAAATAACATGTTCCCCACCGAAAAAGCTCAAATCAAGGTCGCCGACGGCTTTCCCTTGCTTGAAACTGTTTATACTCTGATAATTCGTTGCCATGTGTTATTTACCTCCATTTGCTACAAAAGAACTGTAGCGCACTTTTCCGCGTTCAAGCCGTGCTGACTGTGTATCAATTCCCTCAAGTGGACTTGTGCCTTCCGCATTTTTCGCCGAGTTTTTGAGAGACTGATTTACAACGCGTTTTGCAGGAGCAGAGTTTGTGACCGTTTTTTTGTTCGGGTCATCCTCTCCTTTCGGATCGGTTGTATCAGTAACGGCGTTTTCCTCGACTTCTCCGCTCTCTTCTCCGCCGTTCATTTCTCCGTATCCAGCTTTGAGATCCGCAACAGATACTTGTGTTCCATCCGGAAGAGTGATCATATCATCATCCTGCAATTCCTGCGGGAGATTACCGTCGCCCTGTTTCATCTGATATGCCTCAACAAGTTCGTACAGCGGCACTTTTGTTCCGTCCGACATTGCAACTGTTGTTTCAGCATTGACCATGACAGGCTTATTATCCGCGTCCGGTTCTGTGTGCTGCGGCGCAACTGCTGCAGGCTGTGCAGGTTTTTTATCCGCTGCAGGGGCTGCCGCCGGAGCTGCGTTTTTCTTTTTCATCCCAAATAAGGCCATTATTCCGTGCCCTCCTTTACTGTTTGCATAAATTTGACTTCCTTCATATCGGGGACGTGCGACTATCGCCATATGCAGATAGTGTCCGTTCACGACTTCGGAATCATATGGTATCTGATGCCATTCGCCACCCTCTTTATCTTCATCCACTTCATAAGCACATGAAACGGAAAAACCTTTTTTATCAATCGCGTTGATTGCATCTTCGTCCCATACCGTAAATTCCACATACTGCCATCCATCATCACCCCAGTAAGGTATTCCCGTCACAAGACCTGATGCAGGATTGGCCGACAAATCAGAAAAGTTAAAACTGTTTGTTTTATCCGATCCGTCGTGTTCGTTCGGAATAAAAATAACAGGACAATTTCTAAAAGTCGGCGCCATACTATCCAAAGCGGGCTTTCCCACAAGGACAGTACCCTGATTCTTGTCATCGTAAGAGATTAATCCGGGTTGTATAAATCGGCATTTGTAACTCTTCGGTTCCATTTGTGATATTCTCGAGCATTAAGATAATTTTGTCAAGTTGTTGACAAATATATATAATTGTATTACAATGCACTGTATGGAGGAAACGAAATGATAACAGTATTTTATTTTTGTAAACAGATTGGAATATTATTATTATCAATTTTTGCAGTATGCATTATCGTGTCGGTTATTGCTGTTGTTTTAATAGCAATAATATCTGAGATACTGGGCAGAGACAAAAATGATGATTAGAGAAATAATTTTGTCTGTTTTGTTTGTTTTTTTAATATATGCCTTAATCTGTATTTTGTAAGGGGTTAAATATGCATGAATTAGAAGAGAATCAGGAAATTACTTTTGTGTTTGTTCCATCGAAAGGAAAAACTAAAGATGGAACATGTGGTAAATGCTGCTTTGATGTCGGACAGAAGCTTGAAAGCCTGTGCCCTGAAATTGCATGTACCCATGATACACGCAAAGATCACAAGGACGGTTATTATATATGCGCCGTCAAGGATAATGTATGAACTTTTTAGTTATAAGCTGGTGGGTATTGTTCGGGATTGTTCCTCAGCAGAAAGAAGCTATCGGAACCGGGATAGTAGATTTGAAATCAAGCCCGGCTACTGTAGCAGAAGTTGGTTTTAATATTATTGCTGATAAACATTTTCTAGTTGAATTCTCAATAGAAAATTATCAGTATAAATCTATCGATGGATTATTTTTTAATCCGTACCGTGTTGATTATAGGTTTAAGACCGGTGTCATATTTAATGATCATATTTCTATTTTTTTTGATCATGAATGCGATCATCCGATAGTATCATGTAATATTCCGAATTCAAATCCTGATTTTTTAAGTCAGGAATCAAGAATATATGTAAAATTTGAAGGTATATCAAAATAATCATCATTATTTTGATATAAAATGGCACGGAGAATATACAAATGAAAGAAATAGGAATGTTATTCAGCACGGACATGGTACACGCCATTGTTGACGGTAGAAAAACGCAAACAAGGCGATTGATAATAACGAAAATATTTTATATCGCTCTGATAAAATGTTTGATGACATGGAATCATTCGATTGGAGCTGGAATCCATCTCTACATATGCCAAAAAAGTATGCCCGTATCTGGCTTAAAGTCACGGGTATCAGTGTTCAACGGATAATAAAAATAACAGAAGAAGAAGCTCTTGCAGAAGGATTTATTCAAAATGGATGTAAAGCACGATCTCGATTTTTTGGGTATATGGTTAACAAATATGGAGACAAGGATAAAGACGAAAATGAATTTCTTGACAGCTGGTGCTGGGTTATTACTTTTGAAGTCGAGGAGCGTGTATGACAAATAAGCAGTTTTTTATCGGATGTGGTATAATGATTGTAATTCTATTATTGGCGGTGTATTTATGAGAAAAAAGTTATTCTGGGTATCTTTTGTTCTTTTCCTCTGCAGTGCGTGTTATGCTTATGACATGACTAAAATCTATCAAATCGGTGATAAATCAGGTGTCCCCCGGTCTGTTGTCCGTGCACTTATGCAGGAAGAATCCGGCGGAAAAGAAGATGCAAAAAGCCGGGAGATAAACGGATATTGCAGCCGGGGATTATTCCAGATTTATGAAAATCCGGAAAACCTGAACTGGCTGCTCTGGATGTTCTGGGATGGGTCTGATTTTAACATAAATAACGCCTATGATAACGCAACTGTTTCCCTGCGGTACCTGTCATGGCTGCACGAATGGCAAGGAACGTGGTACGAGGCGCTTATTTTTTACAACTGCGGAAATAATCGCAATGAAAAATCATGTGCTTATGCAAAAAGAATAATTAACGCGAGGTAAAAGTATGGTTACTTATGAAGGAAACGGCAAGGAAATTGTTTTTATCTGCGGCCCGATAACAGGCGTTGAAGATTATCGCGAAAAATTCAATTCCGCACAGGAACGACTTGAATCTATGGGATACATAGCACTCAATCCTGCCTTACTCCCTGAAGGAATGCCACACGATTATTACATGCCGATAACATGCGCAATGATTGACGCAAGCAAAAAAGTGTTCCTTCTCACGGGCTACGAAAATTCGATAGGATGTGCGAAAGAAATTGATTACGCTGTATTATCCGGAAAAGAGGTGAAACGGTATGACTATAACGGGGACGCTGTATAAAATAATGGATACATTGCCGGAACGGAATATTTCCGGCTGGCAGTTATTTGATATGGTTTCCTCTGTCACAGGGAAAAACACTTATCCGTCAACGCTTATATCAATGGCGCGCAATTATGCTGATATTACAGGCAGTGACTTTGATTGCGTAGACAGGCAAAAATCTATCTATCATTTTAAGCCATCCGGTTTTACAATAGGAAATTCGATTATCTGGGGGAAAGAATGAGAGAAATTAAATTCAGAGCATGGGATAATGAAAACAAGCATTTTGTTAACGAATCTCAAGTATTTATAAACTTGGAAGGGTGTGTTTGTGCTGAAAGTTCAGACGATGGAACAGTCTGTGCTTTCAAAAATCAAGAAATTTTAACATTCTAACAGTATACCGGATTGCATGACAAAAACGGTGTAGAGGTGTATGAAGGTGATATCCTTAAAGATAAATACGGAACTATAGGAACTGCACATTGGTATGGTTCTGGATTTGAATTTATAAACACCAGCGGATATATGGATAACGGTAGTGATTGGGAAATTATCGGAAATATCCACGAAAATCCTGAATTATTGGAGGTAACAAAATGAGCGACAATTTGTTTTTTGTTATTTTAACAATCGTGTGCTTCATGTTTGTGTATTGCATGGCTCATTGAAAATAGTTATTCCAGTATCCATATTTTCTGACACCTGCAGTTATAATCTTCTCCTGCATGTGCTCTGCGTCCAGTGCGCAGGTCAACAACAGGAGGAGAATCAAAACTGATTATCTGCCCGTCAAGATATTTGTGCGTCGCTCTTACTTTTTCGTCATGGCTGGTGCTCCACCTGTATCGGCGCACTCCGGCTTCAGATGCGCGGTCCATTGACAACTTACTGAAAAATAATCCTGTTTCCTGCCGCGCGAGAAAGTGGGCTTTGTTTGCGGTTATGTTGTATTCGCGCTGAATCATATAAACGAGAGATTCGTCCGTTCCCGTGGTCTGGTATTCCTGTACCATGTCGCGTAATCGTTTAATCTGTTCATCTTTCCAGTTTTTAATATTTAACTGCTGATTTTCTGTGTAGTCCTGTCTTAGCCTTTTCTGCGTTCCTTCGGATATTTCCGGCATTACGCCAATTTTATACAAATCCTTTTTTATGTCATCCTGCATAATCCGTAACGGTAAATTATCACCCAGGGACAAATCTTTTATATTACGGTCGATGTTGTTTTCGCATTCGTCAATAGCCCGATTCATGCGCGCCGTAATCTGCTTTTTTTTATCCTCTGCATACATTGCAGCGGAATAAATATCCGAGCCGGCGCGGCCTTTCCATATCCCCGACCGCCTGTCGTATCTTGCAAAAAGGGATAGTTCCCGTGAAATACGCGCGTTGAACTTACCGGAAAAAACGCCATCTTTGTATTGTACTTTCCCCTCTCGAATTGCTGCAATCAGGTGAGAATATGACGACAGAGAGTTTAATTTTACGTCTTTTTTACCCACGGACTGCACAATAGGCGCGTAAAACTGCTGATAGAAAAAATCAAGCATTTTTTTGTAGACGGGACTGTAATATTCCGGTTTATTTTCCTGCATGTAAAAATTATCCCTTAACTTTCGATATTGCGTTAGTAACCATATCTTTTATGCTGTTCTTTATTACCTGTATTTTATTCAACCCGTTGTCCTGCTGCACTGGCATTACTGATTCCTGACCGTTAGGCGGTACAGGATTTTCAATAACATTTTTTGCCAGCTCTGAACTGATAATTTCCTCTTTTGCCATTTCATCTGCGATGTTTTTAGCCTGAAACATGCCTCTGTCATATAAAGACATGAAAAAGTTCCCGCGAGATTCTTTTATCTGTGCCGCTTCAAGTTCCGGCGTCTCTTTCAGCTTCGGGAATGAGAATCTGAATTCAGGGCAGTATCCCCACAGGTTGTAACAGGCAAATTCTATGCACTGCCGGATTACCGGCTTCATTTTGAGCTGTATTTCAGACTCAACCATCTGATTGTAATTATCGAGGTCACTTTCACCGGTTGAAAAACCTGACGCGGAAAGTCCGAACAGTTTCGTCATAGGCATACGGAGAGCGGACGCAACACCGATACGGTTCTCCCGTTTCACATCAGCAAGACCTGTAAAGGTCATTGACTTTGATTCGAACTGTTCGTCTTGGTCCAAAACAAGAGCATTGACGTAATTTTTCATCTGATTGGCAAGTTGTATACGTTTTGTGATGGCATCTGACCCGCCGCGTGTAAGCATCCTGTTTGCTAAATCTTTAATGTGGTAAATGTCAATTTTTGATTCGTCGAGGATTTCGTACAACACATCATCAGTTTTAAGGTAATTGTTCAGGTCGCGGATCATCCGTTCACCTTCGCTCATTCCCCAGCCGCGCAACTGACGGCGAATATATGACGGTGCGCGCTTTCCGGATCCAATAATCAGATGTGACCTGTCAAGTTTCTGTCCGTTCAGGTAAAAAATATCCGAGTCCATCATGTCGTCATATGTAAGATAGTCCGGCTGTTCCTCCCCAGTTACGGATAGCTGCCAGCGGTCGACATCATAAAATTCAATAGGGGCCTTAATAAGCCGTCGTTTATTTATCGGCTTTTCGGGGTCTTGGTCACAGTTGATTATGATTGCCGCCCCTCCGTACAGGCGTACCCATGACCAGAAATCTTCAAGATGCTTCCATACATCATTCTGCTCGAACCAGTCAAGTATTTCGTCGACATCTTCCGGCTGTAACTGTCCTGATTCTATTTTTATTCCCTTTGCAAGTCCATCCTGAATCGGAAGCTGTATAGCTGTCTGAAACAATCCGAGATTTGCGTACATATATGTGAGTATAATTCTATTCAGAGTTAAAAGGCTGTAATTCTGCGAATATGCAACAGTCCCATAACTAGAAAGCGTGCTCCCTCCTGTTGCAAAATTCATTGATGTGGGGTCTATGGCTAGGGATGCGGCTACATCCGACAAGGAATTATTTAATTGTGTTCTTGCGTGTTTTCTTCTTGACATGAATAAAATGTACACCACATAACAAACATTTGCAATAATGTCTTGACAAAGTGCATTACAATGTTATAATGTAATACAAGAGGTGATTATATGAAAGCGTATAAAGTTATTAATCCTGATTGGACATGCCGTGGTTTTAAGTATGAAGTAGGGAAATCCTATCATTGCGATGGGAAAATAAAAATATGTTCAAACGGTTTCCACGCATGTGAAAAAGCTGCAAAATGCTTTGATTATTATGATTTTAATTCATCAAATCATGTGTGTGAAGTTGAATTATCAGGAGAAATAATATCCGACGAAAAAGGGAAATCATGTGCAAGCGACATTTTAATTATCAAAGAAATTGCATGGTCAGAGCTTCTTACCGTCGTGAATGAAGGAAAAAACTGTACGGGCTTGTGTAACACGGGTGACCGGAACACGGGTGACTGGAACACGGGTGACTGGAACACGGGCGACCGGAACACGGGCTTGTGGAACACGGGCAACCGGAACACGGGTGACTGGAACACGGGCTTGTGTAACACGGGTGACTGTAACACGGGCAACTGGAACACGGGCAACTGGAACACG